ATATCGAGTGGCGTCTCGCCCCCCCATCCACCCGTCGCGCCAGCCCCGAAACCGCCAGTGGCGCCACCACCTGGCGAGGCGTCCCACTTCACCCGAGACGCATCGACATCATCCCACTTCACCAATCCGGGATCGATCTGCATCGGGATCCTCGCTGCTACCTGTTGCCCATACTGAAGCGTGTCCGGGGCGCCTTGATTCACAGGATCGCGCACCGCAAGACCGGCGCGCGCCTTCGGGATCGCCCCCTCACCACCGTAGTAACCCGCAGCGATCAGTCGCGGATCCTCACCAGCCACCGACTGCAAGTGGCGGATGTACCGCACACCAGCGCGCGCGTTTTGCACTGGATCGTCAATCGACCACCCCGGGTCGGCCATGCGCTGGAAGGTAGCCGGAATCACCTGCATGCCGCCCACGGCACCACGATTGGACGTGCGCGTGTTGCGCCCGGAACCAGACTCCTGCGCGTAGATCGCACGCGCCAAGTCGGCAAGCGTCCCGGAAATGCCCTCAGCGCTCAGCGCTGCTTCCAGCGGGTTCATCAGAATGCCCCCGTAGCCCCTACAGCACCGTCCGGAAGCACGCCGATGCTGCCGTCCGAGTATTCGGCCACGCGTCGACCATCCGGTGCCGTACCGGTGCGCTTGATCGTGCGACCCGGCGCAGCACCCGTAGCCTGCGCCTCAGCATCTGGATAGGTGTCGCGATAGGCGCCGGCAAGCCGTGCCTTGGTGTCGTCGACGAACTGCATGATATCCGACAGCGAGCGGCGAAACTCATCATAGCTTTGCGCCTTGCCGAGCGCCGCAAGGTTATTTTGAAGCATGATGTTCTCACGGTCAGACACCTGCCCAAGCGCACCACCAGTCTTGCTCATGTCGCGCATCGTCTGCAAAACGCGGAATCCGATCTGACTCTTGAGCGTCTCGAGCTTGGCCTCCGCGTTGGCTGCGTCGCCACCCGGCCAGTTCGGGAAAACGCCACGAACACCGGTAACACCCTTAAGCCCCGGGCTATCGTAAATGTCGCGCGCGGCCTTTTGCAGCCGATCAAGTTCAGCCGTGCTCGCATCAAGCGACGCTTTTGCGCCAACGGCCTCTTTGCGCATCTTCTCCTTCCGCGCCACGTCGGCCTGCGAGAGCGGCTTATCAGGCAGCGGCGTACCACTTCCCTGCATTGTCACCGGCGATGCCGTCCCACTTGGCGACACCATGACGCCACGCGCAGCGTCGTAGGTTGGCTTGCCGCCGGCGCCGGTCGCCTTCTGCGCCTGAATCTCCAGCATGCGCGGATCGTAGGATGCGGCCCCCGAGAACGGGCTGAACGTTCCGACGCCACCGGGCAGCTCCTTGTAGAGCTGCGGCGCGCCCTGCTTGGCGCCAGCGTTGAGCATGAACGCGGCTCGGTCCGGGCCCTCCGGGATCATGCTGGGCGCAGCAAGCCGCTGCGCACTCGCGCCTGCGTTCGTCATCAGGTCGCCCATCTGCGCGGCATTGGTGGGCGCGTCGGCCAGCGACCCGGCAAAAAGCGATGATGCCGTTTCGCCCGCCAGTCGCATTTGCTCAGGCGTGAGTATTGGAGCGTCAAACGGTCCACCTTGCGACCGGCGCACCAGCGCGGTTGCCGCGCCTGGGTCCACCTCCGGCATGCGCAAGCGCAGCGCCTGAATGATGGTGTCGGCGTCTCCGCGACGTGCCCGAGCATCAAGCGCAGCTTGCGCGACCTGCTGATCGAGTGCTGACTTAGCCACCCCGGCGCGCGCCTGTTCTGCCTGCGCGCCCATTAGGTCCGATTGCTGGCGTGCCAGATCAAGGCGCATCAATCGATCTTCTTCCATCGACTGCGCGTCGCGCGCGACATTGCCGCCCAGAGCACCGAAGAGAGCGCGCGCGCCGGGCAATGAATAGCGAGTCGTCGGCATGCTACCTCCGCATGGCAAATGATGGTCCGGCCGCCTGCATCAGCCCACCGGCAAACATCTGGCCAGGATTCACTCTCCCGGCATTCGTGATGCCGCGATCCGATGCGCGCGCAGCTTGCGCCATCGATGCGCTGATATCATCAACACGCGACGCATTATCAGCACCAGTCAGCCCTTGGTTGAACATCATTCGTTGCGCCCCGCCCGCCTTAGCCAGCAACCCAGCTTCAGCGATAGCTCGCTGCAGCTCATCGGCCGAGCGCTTGGCAAGCGCCGTTGAATACGCGTCTCCAGCATTGGCCGGTTGCGTGGCGCCGCCCATGGCACTTGCGGCCTGCTGCGCAACACCTTCAAGACGCTGCTGCTGCGGAGCGATGGCCTGCACGAGCGCGGCCTCGGTCGCTTGCGGAGTCATCTGCTGCGCAAAGCTCATCGTCTGCGCGGCGCGCTGCTGCTGCATCGCGTCTTGCTCGGCCTGCGCAGCAGCAATTGCTTGTTGCTGTCGCTCCAGCGCGTTGTTCTGCGCGCGATATTGCAACGCGGTGCCAGCCATCGGCAGCAGGAAAGACAGAATGTCACCGTAGTTCATGCTCACCTCACGATCGTGCCGCGATACTCGCCGGCCAAACCCGGATATGTGTTCCGGGCACGCTGGATGCCCTGATTGATCTGGTACTGGTTGACGGTCGGAGAAATGGCAGCCATGTAGGCATCCGCTGCGCTATACGGTTGCTGCGCCTTAGCCGTGTTCACGTTGTCCGACATCTGAGCCAGCGCGCTTTGCGTTGCATCGGCCGAGGTCATGCCAGCGCGCATTTGCGCGATCAGCGACAGCCGCGTTCGTTCATCGTTCGCCTTGACCTGATCGGCTTGCCCTTGCGCCGAATTGCTCGCATCCATGAGCGCGCGCCCGAATTCGCGCTGCTCAAGCCCTTGCGTGTCGACGGCAGCCGATCCGCCGGTCAGCCCCGTTCGTGCGAGACCGAACCGCAGATCGCGCAACGTGTTCTCGCGCTTCTCGTTCAGGCGCCCGGACGACAGTCCGTATGCGTTGTCGTAGACTTGCTTGTAGATATCTTCGCGATTTCCGAAAAGCGCGTTCAGCGCATCCGTTGACGCAGGAACGTTCACGGCTGGCGTCTGTGTGGCTGCTGGCAACCCTGGCCCTGTGGCCAGCGGCAAGAGCGAACCTGCGGCGCCAGCGTAGCGCGCCAGATCGGCTGCCGACAAACCGCCAGCAAGCGGCGCGCCTGCCGTGCCAATGCCGGCCGCTACTTGCGCAGCCTCGATCTGCGCAGGCGTCATGCCGACCGTGGAGCCGGCCCCGGCAATCCATGATGGCGTAGACGCCGTGATGGGTGCCGCAGATCCGCCCAACGCTCCACCACCCGCCAGGTCATAGCCGCTCGTCCAGCCAGCCGTTCCGGCGCCTTCTGCTGCGCCACCCAGCCCCGCGAACAGTCCGCCGCCCAGCGCCGCGGCGCCACCGACCACCAGCGGGCCGATGGTGTCAAGATTGTTGTGAATCCAGCCGCCGGTGGTTCGCTCTGCTTTCTTGAATTCGATGTCGCGCAGCGACCCGTCATCGTTGAAGATGCCGTAGTAGCCGCCGTACTCGCCGCCCTCATACGATGGGTCGAAATCGCCGGTGAGCGCCGCTTGGTAGTAGGGGTCGACCTTCGGCTGCCCCATCATGCCCATCGGACCCATGTTCTGCGCCAGCACGGCCGTCGGGTCATACCGACTGAAGGTCAGCCCCGGCGCATTGGCGGCCGTGGTGTGAACGTCGTACTGCGGGAAGGGGTTGCCTTGGTCGTACTGGCCGCCCCAATAGGCGTCGAACGCCTGATTGCTGGCGTTCGGCGTCTGAGTGCTGGTGAAAGCGCCGACGCCTTGACCGTACTGCTGGCGCAGCAGGGCCAACATCTGCGCTTGGGTGAGATTTTCCAGTCCGTTCATCCGAGCACACCAAGATCGTCAAAGTGATAGATGAGCGCCGAGAGTTCAATTATCTCTGGCGCCCTGTGCTCGATCCGCGCAGCCACCCCGGGTGCCATGATGCCTACCGGAATCGTTCCGCCTGAGCGACTGTCGTCCGGCTGATCGGTCAGTACGATCGGCCCGGCCGGAAAGACTTGGCCGCCACTTTCGGCGCGAAACAGGTGCGTGATCGTGTACAGATCATCGTCGCCAAGCGAGTCAATGCGCTCGCGCGTGCACACCACGTCCATCGAATGAATCTGCTTGAGCGATGCCGGACTCTTGAAGTCGAAAAATGGCGTCTCGACAAACACTTCTGCTGGCGCACGTCCTGCCGCTGGAAACTGTTCCGACCACGCTACCGGATCGCGATCCTGCCCGCTAGATACTACCGCCGCGTCCGCATCGTCGTCGTACGGATAGGCTGCATCGAGCACGTAAATGTCGCCCGACGCGGAGCGCAGGTAAACGGCACTCTCAAATTCCGTCGCGCCGACGATCGACCACGGAAAGGAATACTCGCTCCACGCATACACCTTGGCGGTACGTGAAAACGCGTAGACCAGCGCGCGGGCGCCAGAAATAAGCCAAAACTGCCCGAGGGACGCAAAGAATCGCGCAAACGCGCCATCGGTCATTTCGCGCGCCAGCGGATCGACCGGTACGCCAACGTCCATATCCATCGCGTTTCCAGACTGCGCATTGAGCAGAATCGAACGCACACCAACCTGCGACAAGAAAAACAGATCAGCGCCAACGTTGGCGCCCGTATCGCCCGGTGATTGCCCGATAGCAATGCCCTTAGCAAAGGACATCTTCTGCGGGTCAGGATCGACGTTCCATAGCTGGATACCGTCGGAAAATCCGGCGACCAGTTGACCATCGAATTCACCCAACGAGGTCAGCACGCGCGCGCCTCGCGTTTTGCGGTCGGTCGGCAGAAACCCGGCATCATTGGCCAGCGTCCAGTCCTCTGGCGCATCGGTTGCGGAAAACCGCACGACGCCGGTCGGCGCAATGCCGAACACCTTCGAGGCAAGCGGCAGCGCCATTGCTCCGCGAGGACAATTAACATCGGTCACCAGGTTGTCGCCAGCGAGGTTTGCATCCCCCGTGTAGTAATGCTGGATACCGGTATCGGTTTGTGCGACCACGTAGTGCGCCCAGGCAAAGAGAAACGCCGTGCGTACGCTGTCGACGACGTTTCCTAGCGCCGCCCCGCCGCCAGCAGCTTGCAGCTTCGTCGTCCGATAGATGCCTGCGTCCTGCGTGAACGCGCCCTGCGTAACCGCCGCCACGCCGGTATTGGACGCGCCGTAGAAACCAGTAAGGTGCCCAGCGCCAGCGAACAATCCTTTGACCCCAGTCCCCCAACTCCAGCAGTAACGCGCCCCTGGCCGCTTGCGTACCGTCTTGCCTGGGGTCACGAACGCGTTGCGCAACTCCCGAAAACGATTCGCTGCTTGGATGTTCGCTGGCCTGCTACGGTCGATTCCGCCGTCGAACCGGTCATAGACGATCGAGGCCACCTCAGGCCCCTGGGTATTCGAGCGGCGTGCGCATGTAGACGAGATCCTCGGCAAGAATGCGAGGACCTTCCGGGCCAATCACCGAAATCCGGCGATGACGCCCGCGCAACTCGGAGAGCATCGCCTCGAGTTGCGTGGCGTACTGAGGACCGTCGGGTTGTCGGTAGTGCAGCTTGGCATTGGTCAGCGCATGCAGAAACAGCGGCCCGGTAGGAATCGACGCAACGTGGTTGTCGTCGGCAAACGGTAGCAGCGCGCGCGTGTACTCGATGCGCAGCCACCCATCCAGAACCGGTACCGGGAAAATCTCCATCTGCACCCGCCAGTCGGTTGCGGCCGCCGCGTTCCATTGAACGTCATAGCGCGCCGGCGTGCCTGGGACAGCGAAGTTGCGGTGTCGCAGATCTATTCCCTCGGCAAGCGTCTGCCACACGCCACCGACCTGTATAGCGATCAACCCGATCCGCTCGAGATTGCAGTCCGTTGGCAGGTCATACCAGCGCGAGCCATTGGCTACTTGAATCTCGGCCGACGCGCGCAAGTGTTTCCAAGGCACGAGTTCATACAGCGCCTCTTGTGCGCCGCGCAAGAACGAATCGAAGATCGGCTTGGCGAACGCCACCCCTGCCGCTGCGCCAAGACGCGCCTGAAGTTCAGTGCGCAGGCTCTCCAGCGTCCGAAAAGGCGTGGCGGTAAGCGTCACGCAACAGCCTTGGAGCGACGCGGCGTAGCGAGTGCGGACAGATCTTGCTCGAACTGACGCGGCGTGGTGTAGACGACATCCACATACGCCCGCCCACTGGTAGGATCGATGCCGTACAGACGAGAAAGCCGATCGTACTCGATGCGCGCCGATTCAATCGATCGCAATTCTGGCGTCGTCTCGATCTGGTCGGTTTGTACGCGCGAGTCGCCATGCACGGCGGCGAGGATCGGAATTTCGTGTTCGCCAACATCGACGAAAAGCGTTTCTGCCATGTCGCGGCGGATCGGAACGCGCTTGAGGGACACTTGCATGCCATCACTCCATGTGAAACCGGGGCCGAAGCCCCGGGGTTGCGGATCAAGTCAACGCAAGACCGGCATGCGCCTTGCCCATGTTCATCGTCATGGCGCCCTTCCAGGTCAGTGCCTGATAGATGACGTACCGGTCATACGGGCGCGGCGGCTTGCGACTCACCATGTCCTGGCCCTGCAGCGGACGCAGGCGCAGGCGGCGCAGGTTCAACATGTAGGCACGCTTGGCCCAGGTCGTCGACGGCGCAACCATTCCGTCGAAGTCGTCATCCCATTCCGGCACCCAGGTAAGCTCAACACCCTTGAACGCGTAGCCTGTGACACCGGGGTCCAACTTCGTGCCGCCCGTCTGTGGCACCGTGAGGAAGCGTTGCAGTCCTCCGGTAGCTGACACGGCAGCGGTAGCAAACGCATCGATGAAGTCCTTGCCAACGAAGATATTCGTCGGACGCCCACCGGTGCGCACGCAGGCGCGCCACATCTCTTCCATTCCGCCCAGGATCGTGGCGGACGCCAGTCCCGTCTTGCGGTTGTTGTCGAACCACGGATTGGTAAACACGTCGATACCGCCCACTACTCGCTGACCGGCGGCGGTCGGAGCATCGGCGATCGACACAAGCGAATCGAGCCCGGCGATGGCATCGGCCGAGGACGTGCCATCCAGTTGAATCGCGGCTGAGAATTTTTCCTCGAAGCCAAGGCGCAGCGTCTCGTTGGTCTCGGTGAGCAGGTTCGTCAACTGGATCACCTCGGCCTGCGACGCGCTCGCCTGCCGATCCTCGGTTGTCACGATCCCGTTCTGGTTCAGGCGATCCTCATCGATCATCACGCCGTCGTGCGCCGAGCGCCACGGAAACTTGCACTGCTCGATCGTTTGGCGCTCGTTGTACGAAACCTGGCCCGACCCGCGATACCACTGGAAATTGCTCTGGTAGCGGTAGCGCAGTTGCTCAACCACGTATTCCTTCGCGCCCGGGAACTCCGCTTTGCGCGACTGCATGGCCTTCAGAAACGGCCGGTCGATCTCGATCTGATCGACCGGGTTATTTTTCAAGTGATAGTCCAGCGCGACCTTGGCCGCGTCGGCGAGTTGTTGGACGGTAAATGGCATGTTGGCTCCAATAGTGCGAACGAAGGGCTTTCACGCTCCGATTCGCGGTGGCGAGCCGCATTCAGCCGATAGGTTCGGGCGCTCCCGGTAGACGAATCCGGTTACGGTCACCAAGGAGGCTGTCAGAACCGAATTGAGTCAGTCCACCTTGTCACGCTGCGAACCAGAAATGGCGCCGGGCAGGTACTGCTTTGCGGCGTCCCACAGGCCAGGCGGCATGAGCGAGCCCGGCAAGGGCATCAGCCCCCTCCGAGTGCGCCCTGCACGGCTTCCAGCATCGAGGTGGGCTCGCGCTGACCACCGGAGGCGCCTGACGGCCGCAGCGGCTGCGGCGTGGCCGACGTGGGCTTGATGGCGGGTGAGGCGGCCTGCATGGCGCGCGTGACCGCCTCGTACTGCGCCTTGATCGCGGCCTCCCAGTGCTGCGGTGGCAACGTCGAGCCGATCACCTTCGCTTGCTCGATAATGATTTCGCGCTTCCTCGGCCAGTCCAGATCCGACTTCTCCCAGCCCGCCACCAGCGCCGCGACAGAAGCCGAGTTCGCCTGGATCGCCTGCTCGGTTGCCTGCGCCTCACGCTGCTGCGCCTCACGCGTGACCTGTTGGCGCTGGTTCTCGGCGAGCACCTGGCGTGAACGCACGATTTGCGTGCCGATCTCAGCCGTAATCTGTCCCGACTGCACCGCCTGCGCCACGTCCGGATGCTGCGCGAACGGATCAGCACCCATCAGATCGCGCCCGGTTGCCACACGGTACTGCTGCGTCAAATGCGCAAGCATCGGCTCGGTAGCTTGCCAGTTGCCGGTCTTGACCGCCTTGGCGAAGTTCAGCAGTGCCAGGAATTCCTGATCGCTCGCTTGAGAATCGGCCAACATCTGCCGAAATCCATCGACCACCTGCTGATGTTGCGTTGCCTGCGCGCGAACCGTCTCTAGTTCGGTGTCGCGTTCCTTGATCGTTGCCACCAGCGCACGAAACCGCTCGCTGGCCTCGGGGCGCAGGCCCTCCGGCTCGGTGAGCTGGTCCACGGCAGGCTTGTCGGGTGGCGATGCCGCTCTGGCTGCGGCGCCTTCCGGCTTGGATTCTTCGCCAGCTGGCGCTTGAGGCTTGTCCTTCGAGACGAACCTGCCATCGGGCCCGCGCACCCTGGATTCGTCGCCTTCGCCGGCCTCGTCCTGATCATCAGCCCCTACCGCCTCGCGAATCGCATCCAACATCGACTCTTGCGGTTCCGGCGTGTCGTCATGCGCCGAGCCCTCAGCAGGCGACGAATCGCCCTCCAGTTGCGGATCGACTTCATCATCCATGTCCAACTCCTTACGCCGAGGTTACCGCCGTCCAGCCAGCCGCGTCCGCGCCGGTCGTTTTGAGGTACAGCGTCGTGGCCGCCGCGCCGTCGGTGCGCAGGTAGAGCGTGCCCAGCGGCGCAATAACGGCATTTAGTGGCGATCCCTTGCCGACCAGTACGCGAGCGCTCGGCTCGGCAGTGGCGGCCTTGTCAATCTCGAACGTCGCCGTGCCGGTGACAGCCGTTGCGCGCACTAGCGCTTTGCTGGTCATTGTCTGGTTGTTCGTGGTCGACGCGGCCTGCGTACCGAACGCCCACGGACGCCAATTCCAGCCGTCCGACGAGATTTCCAGCTTCGCTGTGGAACTGTCCGCCGTGATGAGTCGCACCACGGTCCCGGATTCGACCGGATAGACAGCAGGGGCGTCGTTGGTCGCGGCGAGCGCGATAGTTGCAAGTGAACCGGCCATATCAAACTCCTGGTGGTTGCATGGGCGCGCTTGCGCCCGGGTTGGGAAGCGGAGGCCCAGCAGCAGGTAAGCCGGGTTGCGGCATCGATGCGCCAGGCGCTGGCATCATCATCGGCTGCGTGCGCGGGAAAAACTGCTCGAGATCCAGCCGTTCATCAAACCTGCGCAGCGTCTCGCGCAGCAGCGCCATCAGCCCATCGGCTTGATCGTTCATCCCAATCTGCCGAAACTGCGCGATCTGCTGGATGAACTGCAATAGCTGAGGTGCAAGCTGCACCCAGGCTTCGCGTTCCTGGTGCTGGTTTGGCTTGCCGGTCGACCCGGCACGGATGCGGATCGAAATCAGTTCGTAGGCATCGGCTCGCGAAACAACCGGCCACACGGAACCGGCCCCTGCGATGCGTTGCGCTTGCGCCGGCTCAAGCTCCAGCAGCAGCACCTGTGCAGCATGCGCAGCCATGTCGCCGATGAAATCCTCCAGCGTGCCTTGGCGATACGCCGTGCGCGACTGCATCCCCTGGTTCTGGATTTCCGCTTCTGTCGCAGTCTTGGCCTTCTGGATCGTCGCGCGACTCGCATCGCTCGCCCCACTCGTTTGCTCCAGGTCACGCAGGATAGGCGTTGCGTCGTAGCTGATCGCATCGATCGGCACGCCGGGGATTGGCATCAGATCGGCATTGAGCGGCGACGCGCTGCCGTTGGTCGTGATGCCGACGAACTGACGTCCGCCGCGATTTGCTAGCGCCTGCAGATCCTGGTCAGTAATCGCGCCACCCTTGCGGTACGCCCAGCCCGGACGATTCTCGCGACGCGCCTGCGCTAGTTGCGTACGCATCGAGTTGTACTCGTCCTGCAACCCGGTCCACTGCTCCACGTCAGACAACGGGTAGAGTTGTCCGTCGACCTCGTTCCAGTACAGCCCGAAAAACGGATACCAGCGCCGGCCCGCGCGCTCGGGCCGATACGGATCGCGCGCCCATTCTTTTGCGCCCAGGCACATCGTGTAGATGGTCTGTGCACGCCGATTCCATACCTCATAGACCTGCACAAATTGCTTGGCGCCGCGCCTCTTGGACTGGCCCTCTTGTGACTCCCGTTTGTCTGCGTATTTCGTGCCGGTCGGCTTCTTGCCGTATCTATCTTCGTAGTCCTCGCAGGTCATCCAGACACGATGCGCGATCGCAGCCGCAAGCGGGTACTCCGAGAATGTCGTGAGCGCGTCGTCCAGAATGAAGATGTCATCATCGTTCACGAAATCCACGACCAGACCTTCCTCCACCAGCACCTCAACCTGCTGCTGCAGGGCCTCGATCTGCTGGCGCAATTCCTCGGCCTGCGCCTCATGCCCGGCAGGATCGTCCTCGACTTGGCGCGCAAGCGACTGGATCCGCGCGAGATTGTCCTGCGCGTCCGCAATGCGATTGATGATCACAGGATCTCGCTGGTAGTCGCGCTGGTACGACACCTTGAGCCACGCCACTCCACCAGTCATGGCGCTCACCACAGTTCGCGTGATGCGCCGCTTCAGTCCAGCTCCGCGCACGAACAGCCGCCCGAGCACGATTTGCATCGTTTTGCAAAACCCATCCAGCGCACCGTAGGAGGCGTCCTCAACTTGTTCCTCGGGTGACACCTCGATTTCCGGATCGCGTGCGTAGTACAACGGCAGCAGCGTCTGGATGATGCCCAGCACCAGATTCGCACGCACCTCCTCGGGGTCAATCGTCCCGTTCGTGGTGTGCTGCACGCCCCTCACGTACCGGCGCAATCGCTCGACGTTCTTGCGACGCTCACGGTTATCCTCGATCGCATTATCGATCCGGTTCTGCAGATCACGGATCTGCGCTAGCGTGCGCGGATCGAGGTCCGGCGATTCCTGCTCTGTCACGTGTGATCAGCCAATACACGCTCGACCAGCGCGCGCTGCTCGCCGCTCAAACCCTGCGAATCTGTCTCGCGAGCGTGCAATTCCGCGTCCGGAGCTATCGCGCTTAGCGCCAGTCGCGCCGCGTCGATCGTCGACGCAAGGCCGTCGTGAGCGAGCGTGTCTGCTGCGAGCGCGGAAAGCGTCGCCGGCACCAGGATCGGCTGGCGATCGTAGAGGTAACCATCGACGGTATAGACACGAAAACGCCGTGTCTCGCCACGTTCGTCGTGCAGTTCGTCGTAGCCTTCGAATCGCGCACGCGGGTTAACGAGTGCAGCAATCTGCGCAACGTCCAGGCTCGGGCGCTGCGCGCGCAGGTCGGCAATGAGTCGCATCCGGCGTTGATACCGGAGCCTAATTGAGTCAGTCCACTAAACGCGGTAGCGGCTGCGCGGCGGTTCATCCGGCGCATCGAGCACGCGCGCCGGAAGCCGGCCGAACACGCTACGCACGGGCGGCGCAGCTGGCGCTTGCGGCACCAGGCCCTTGCCGAAACGCTGCATTCCGCGCGCCGCCAGCGACAGGACGTCTACCCCATCGTCATATGCGCCGGCCGGAAACGACTGCATCTGATCCAGCAACTGGGCAACCCACGGCCTGCCATCCGGTACGCACAGCCAACCGGACGCCACCAGCGCCTGGAGCGAGCGCGCCCGCGTCGGCTTGTCATGGATCGACGCCAACCACTCGATCCAGCACGTGATCTGGCGCTGCTGGAGCCGCTTGACGAGAAACGGCTCGACCGCCCGCCGAATAACGCCAGCCTCTCCGAACCATATCGCGGGCGACCATTTCTCAATCAAGTCTAGTTGGCGCTCGATCCACACGTCAGAACTCGCACGCTCGCGCCACCAGTCCAATACGTGCCAGCGGTATTCGTGATCCACTCCGACGATACCGTGTTCTGTATAGTCGCCTGCGTCCTCTGTTACCGCGTAATCCGACGCTCCGATAACGACCATGCCTCGCGGCGCCACGCCGAATGTTCCGATTTTCGGCACATCGAAATAGCCGCCCGTTTCCGGCGCCGGGCGCTGCTGATACAGCGAGGACCACGTACGCGGATTACTGCGAAAATTCGACCAGTGCTGGTCATCGAACCACTCCGGCCAGAGCATTTGCCCGCGCTCGCGCCCGAGCGGATCATCGTCACGCTCGGCCTCGGCCGGCAGGCATAGAACCTCCCACCTTTGTCCGTCGCGACATTCAACCACTCCGGAGCGACCGTCGTACTTTTCCGGCAGGATCGACCCGGCGAGATCCGCCTCATGCCAGCGTGTTTGCACCAGCACCACCCATCCACCTGGCACCAGACGCGTCAACAAATCATCTTGATATGCCTCAAGCGTTTTCTTGCGCACCACCGCGCTGTCGGCCTCGTCGCGCCCCTTTACTGGATCGTCGATGATCAATCCATGCGCGCGGTTGCCCGTGATGCCTGACAGGATTCCACCGGCCAGGTATTCGCTTCCGTTCGTGAGCGCCCATTCGTCCGCCGCTGACGTGTCGGCCGATATTCCGGCGTTGAAAACCGCCACATAGCCCGACTGCTTGCATACTTGTCGCGCGCGGCGTCCGTGCCTGCGGGCCAAATCAGATCCGTAGGACGCCAGGATAATCCGATAGCCTGCGTGTTTGCCCATCAGCCACGCAGGGGCCACAACACTCGCAAAAGTCGATTTTGCGCTACCCGGAGGCATGAACACCATCAGCCGCCCGTGCGGCCTCGCCGCTGTGCGCTCGATCGCTTCCAGTAGCAGCCGATGATGCGCCGCTACGCTCGATTCGATCGGTTGAAACAGCCATTCGTCCGGATCGTCGCTCGCCGGTTTTCCCGGCACGTCGATTGCGTTCGCGAACGCGACAAGCGAGGCGCGCGCCCGCCGGCGGCGCAGAAGTTCAGCCGCCGCTTCTTGTGGCGATAGCTTCGAGTCGTTCATCGGACACGGAATGCCGGTGCTCAAGCTGCACCGGACCACCGCCAGGGGCTGAATGTTCGCTCGCAACGCGGTCCTTGAACCGCTCCGGTCGGCGACCCTTGAGCATAAAAATCAACAGCGTGTCGCTGTACTCGCGTACCGTGCCGACCCTTTTGCCGCCCTGGTAGACCGGCTTGAGCGTGCCCTCTGAGCCGCGACGCACCGCCTCGTCCTCGAGCGAGTCCGTGCCGAGATCCAGTGCGGCGTCCCATGCGGTCGCAAAATCCGCATCGTCAGATCTCCAGTCGTATGCGGTTTTGCGCGGCAGCTTTGCCTTGCGACATGACGCCGAGACGTTTGCGGTCTGTCCAAGCGCCTCCAAAAAAGCAGCCTGGACTTTTTTTATTGTGTGCGCTGTGCGCATCACCATCACATGCTCGCTCGATAGTGGTTCACAATGTGCCTCCTGCGACCTGGGCCAGTCATTTCATACGCCAGAATAGTACGGTACGAGACATGCACCATGCCCATCACGCGCATTTCGTAGACTGCCTGGCGCACTGCGCGAAGCTGCATGCCGGTGATCTCAGCGACCTCCGTTGCGCTCATGCACCGGCGGCGTAGACAGCCAAGGATGTGCTCCTTGCACGGTGCGACGCGATTCACACGCGGCGTTCCGCGCCCGGCCAGATCACGCACGACGTGCTCGATGCCGGCGCCATTGGCGATCGAGTAGCCGTGATCGATGCGGCCGGGGCAGTGGGTAATCTGAC